GGCAGCAGTATGAACGAAGCGATAGGGATGGTTCGCCTTGCCTTGGATCAGGTGGCGATCCATCAGGCCCTTGATGGTCGAACGAGGCCAATCGTGGATCGAAACGCCACCGCCGTTCGAGCGACAGACCACGCCGAGAAGCTTGATTTGCTTCTCAGTGAGGGGGCGATCAGAGGCGCTTTCAGGGTGCGCCATCCAGGTGAGGCCGTCAGCCACGATCCGCCTCCCCCGCTTGAGGGCCGGCGAGAGCGATGCCGCGGCGGGCAAAGATGCGATGCAGCGCGTTTGCCTGTTGCTCATCCGTAACCGTGCCGGGCGTGCGGTTAAGCTCGCGCATGCACTCGGTGAGAAGCCTGCGCTGCCTTGCGGCGTTGGCGGTGATCTCGGGGGTGAGCTTGGGGGCGTAGAGGCCGGAGGTCATGCGGCCTCTCCAGTGAGTTCGGAGAGTTCCTTACGGAGGCGTTCGACGCGCATTGCGCGAATGCGCTCGCGGCTGCCAAGAGCTTTGCGCTCCATTTCCAACGCGTTGCTTACGCGATCCGCAAATGTGCCGCCATCACGGCTGCTTACCAGCGAGTGTTGACCGCCCTGGCTGTCAAAGTACGTGATGTCATGTGTGAATTTGCTGACACCTTTGTATCTGGAGGCGTAAATCTGCCACGAAGCACCCAAAGCTGTATGCTTCTCAATGATAGCCAAGGCCGCGTTCAGCGTGTCGCGTTCCTTTTTGGTCATGCTGCTTTCCTTTCAACCGCCTCAACAGGCGCGGATTTGGTGCAAGCCGGAACGAACCCGTCGTCCGGAACGGTGATCTCGATCACGCCAGAGCCGCCGCATTCGTAGCACTCGCGCTCGTAGTCGCGGTTGCGCGTGCTGATGGTGATCCAGGCTCGGCCTTCGCATAGCGGGCACGGAGCGTTGTCGAGGTTGCTGGCCATCAACGTTGCTCCGCCTTGGCGAGCGCGGCGCGGACAGGCTCAAGTTCGGCAAGCGCCCCGTCGACCATGCTGGTGCCGTCGAGCAGATCGTCGATCCAGCTTTCGGCGGTGCTCAGGGCGAGTTTCGCAGCGGCTAGCAGCTCGTAGTGAGCATTGCAGGCGCGGACGATGAACTCGGCATCCGCCTCCGACCCGTAACCAAAGTGGCAGACGTATTGGCCGCCCTCGGTTTCGATCTCGTCGTCGGACACGACCCACGGCAGCGGAGTATGTTCCACCCCAGCCATCAGCCTTCGCCTCGGGCTTTTGCGAGGGCAGCGCGTGCGGCGTTCACTTCATCCGAATGGATGACGCCCTCATGGTATCCGTCCATCGATACGTCGCCGACATCAGCAAGGATCGCTTCCAGCGCGGCCAGCAGATCAGGCGCGGCAGCGATCAGGCGGGCGTTGGCAATCACCTGCCCACGAGGGCGCATGTTGCTGACAACAGCCGCGATGGCCAAGGCATCCTCAGGTCCGGTGATATTTACGTCACCGAAAATGTCGACCGGACCCGCGCTCCATGGGCCGGGAGTCGGTTCGCTCCACGTCGCATGAACATGGGCATTCCAACATTCTCGACATGAGCCCCAGTGAACGACGTACTCATCTGCCGAGATATCCTTCTCACAGATGCCGCAATTCTCGCGGTCGTTCGGCCCCGCCGCCACCGCGCTGTCGGGGTGGATAGGGGGCGTCATTGGGACACCACGCCATAGTTCGCCGGACGCGCAGGAATGTCGTCAGGCGACGCGAAACCGAACAGCGGCAGGAAGTAGAAGTCCCTACCCTTCTCGCGCAGGATGCGGGCGCCCTGAATTTCCCCGGCAGCGTCCCTGGCAGCGGCCCAGGCAGCGGCCCAGGCAGCGTCCCTGGCAGCGTACCAGGCAGCGGCCCTGGCAGCGGCCCCGGCAGCGGCCCTGGCAGCGGCCCAGGCAGCGTCCCTGGCAGCGTACCAGGCAGCGGCCCTGGCAGCAGCCCAATCGGCCGGCGTCATCTGATCCATGTGCCACCAGAAATCGAGCAGCTTGGACCATTGGTCGCCAAGCACCTTGCCGGGGTCAGTCAGGACGATGGAAGGCGCGCCATCGACGCTGTCATTGATTTGACGCAGCAGGATCGCGTGGGCCGTGCTGATGTTCAGAAGGCGAGCGGTTTCCTGATCGGCCTCGACCTGAGCGACACTCTTAAGGCGCTCAGGTTCCCAACCGCCGATGGTCAGAAGGACTTGACCTTGCGCGCATGCGCACCCGAGATCAGATGGCGGCTCTTTGCCGTCGCCGTTATAGCGAGACCAGTCAATGAGCTTGCCTTTGTAAGGCCTTCCCTGATCGGAATCCCAATAGGCGAGTAGTTCTTCGAGTTGCATCTAGCTTTCTCCACCTTCCCGGCATCGGCCGGGGAGCCATTGTCAGTGAGCGAGCTCAGCCTTCTTCGCGGCGAGCAGTTCAGCCAGTTCCTCGGCAACGGGGCCGGGCAATGCGGAGTCGTGCTTGTCGAGCTCGGCGCTGGCGGCTTCCCAGGACGCCTGTCCGATCGCTGCGTCGATCATGCTGCGGATCGTGTCGGCGCAGGTCTGCCAGACAGGCGCGTCGGCATCGTCGGTGAAGTTCTCGCCGCGTTGGGTGTCGGCGGGGCCTTCTTCTGCGATCTCCGCATCCTCGATATGCGCTTCGAGAGCATCGAGCCGGCTCATGGGCTCGGCGAGCTGCGGTTGCTCGTTTTCGACGACGGTAAGCTCTGGCGTTGCGCCCCCGTTCATCGTGGCGTCCCGCTGGAAGATTTCCTCCTCGAGGTCCGTCGACATGGGCAGGCGCTTGGACAACCGGCGCATGACGGTCTTGCGGGCCATTTCGCCCCACCACTGCGCCCACGGTCCATTCCGGCCCGACCGGCTGACGGCCCGCACCTTCTCGATCTCCTCGAGGCTCATCACTTCGAGAAGCTTCTCGCCGTTCTTGAGAACCGCGGTCGCATAGGCGCCGATCGGTTTGCCGCGGGGCTTGTCGAGGGTCGGCGGCACATGCTCGACATCCTCGTCGAAGCCATAGCGCACGAGAAAATGATCGTGCTCGTACACGACCTGTGCGCTGACCTTCGCGACCTCGCCCGACTGGCGTACCTTCTTGAGCACGCCTGCGATCATCGGCATGGCCTGCGCCTTGTTGCCGAACATGACCAGCGCGGCCTCCCGGCCATCGGGAAGCAGGCCATCCTGCGCCAGGCGGACGATCGCGCCGAACAGCGAGCGTCGATCGGCGTTCTGCAAGTCGGGGTTGTTCTGGATCGCGGTCATCGCGACGCGCCGGAACTTCTCCTCGCTGACGTGCGCCGGCAGCGCAGCCTTGAACTCGGGCGCCATCTGCGTGAGCGTCTGGCGGATGACGGCGACAGGATTGTCGCGGCGCTCGGCAACAGCATTGCTGGCCATCATTTGATCTCCTGAGGTTTGACGTAGAACCGCCTGTGCGGAGCCCGGCCTTTGATGACGTGGCCGACCATGTCGGCGGTGATGATCTTGTCGGGTGATCCACCCTGCACCGGCACGCGGCAGGAATAGCCGTCGACCAACGCCGAGGTGTTCGATCCGAGCTTTTCGAGGATCTCGGCCTTGGCGGCATCGACACGGCATCCGGCGGCAAGCTCGTCGGCCTTGGCGTCGAGATACTCCTGCAGCAGCTCGGGCATCCGATTGTCACGGCGAAGGTCGATCAGCGTGTCATTCGGGTCGACGTAGAGCTCGGCGATCGCGTCACCGTCCCGGCTGTAGTCCGGCTTCGGCGGCTTGTTCGCGTGAACACTGTGCCAGAAGGCCTCGACGCGCCTTTCCGCCTCGGCGTAAAGCTTGGGGCGGAAATCGTTCTTGAAGCGCTCCAGCTTGTTTCCACCGACCAGCACCAGCGTGTCGAACCACGAAACGCCATCGAGCCCGGCGCCGGTGTTGCCCTGCAGTAGATAGTTCAGCGGCGGCTCTTCGCCCCAGCTCTTGAACACCAGCCAATCGGCCATCTTCACTTCGAGAAGGCCGGGGCCGCGCTCGGGGCAGATGACGCGGCGGTCGGGGTGAGCGCCGAGACCCCTGCCGTTTGACAGCGGTCCGCATGCCGGGCGGTCGATATAGCCGAAGCGCTCCTTGGCGGCTTCGATGATCGCTGGCTCGAGCTTCACTCCCCAGAAGATGCGCTCATCCTCGGGAGACCCATCCTCGCGGATCGCGTTGAACTCGGGTGTGGCGATCGTGCCGCGCTTCCGGTGCCAAAGCTCGAACTCGGTCAGCCAGGGGTTGCAGCCGAACAAGGCTGACACCTCGCTGGCGCCGACGTGCTGCGCGCGGAAGATGGCATCGGCGGAGGGTTGGTCTGTCACGACATCATCCCCGCAAGCCGCGCTTCCTGCGCGCCGATCCAGTGCTCGTAGAGAGCGCCCGGCCCGCCGAGTTCGAGTTCGCGGGCCATGTTGCGGGTGATGTCGGCGCTGAACGACTTGCCGAGGCGGTCGAAGCCGGCCGCGCAGGCATAGGCACGCTCGACCAGGCAGGACTCGCGCTGACGGATAACAGCCGGCGCGTTCACGCGGCCATCTCCAGCTCGGGCAGGACAGCCATCGCAACCGCGAGCGGCTTGACGGTCAGCCCTTGCGCAGCGACCGGACGCTCAAGCGTCGAGCAGGCGGCACGGGCATGCGCCCAGATCTCCCAAGCGCGCATCCGCGCCTGACCCTCGGTCGCGCCGGCCGGCATCCAGAAACGGTGTTCCAGGTGCGGCGCGCCTTCGATGGTGGCGAGCCATTGTTCGTCGGTGGGAAGAAGCATTGTCGTCTCCATGCCGGTGTGCCGGCGATGGAGATTTAATACCGCAACGGTATTTTCCTGTCTACCCTAAAAATGCCAGTACGGTATATTTTATTACGGGCGCTGCCTCAACTCGCACTGTCCTGGCCCGGTTCCGGCCTCATTTCCTTCACGACGAGACAGCGCTTCGAGAGGCTGTGCATCGTGCCGACCATGGATCGGGCGCTGAGTGGTCGCCGATAGAGGACCGAAAGCGAGACCTCCCCAGCGACTTCCCGAAGGCGAAACTTGGCGAAGAACTTGTCGCTTCCCTTGGTGAACATACCGCCCGGCGGGGCCCAATCGACATCGGCGCCGCCGTCGACTGCCAGCACCTGAATACCGCCGTTCTTATCGAGCTCGCGTGAGAGGCAGGCCTGCGCGTCGTCGACTGACATATCCAGAATGGCGATTTGTCCCGCTGGTCGATGCGGTGCATCGTCCTGGTCCGCCAAGGCTGCAACAGGAATCATGGTAATTGCAGCGGCCAACATAAGACGACTGATCATAGCACCCCCTACTCTGGACGGATTGACGCAACGACTACCGCAGCGATGCGCTGTTCGATAATACCAGGCTCCGGATCATCCAGCTTGAACGGCCGATGTGCGGGATTGTAGGACTCAGGGACGGCCCAAAGCTCGCCGTTCTGCTCTACAAGCTTCTTCACCGTGGCCTCATATTCCATGTTGTCGTTCCTGCGGACAACGACCACACGTTTGCCCGGCGCAGCTTCGGCGCGCCCAAAGACTGATACGCACTCCACGATCGTTCCGGGCGGATAGACCATATCCATACTGTCACCAATGACGCGCAGACCGAACCGATGATCAAGGTCCGCCGTAATGTCTGCCCGGCCGCTGAACGTCTCCCATTCCTCTTGCGGAAGCTCGAATGCATCTAGCCAGACGCCGGCAGCCACCGCGCCTTTGACGAACAACGTTGGCCCAATCGGGGCGGCGGCATGCGGATCCAGTAGCACGCCTGGATCAACTCCGAGGTGCCTGGCTAGCTCGATCACTTGGGCGAGCGTATCAGGCTCCCGTCTGCCCTTCTCCCAGCGATTGATGGTAGGTTGCTCCACGCCCATGAGTTCGCCGAGCTGCGCTTGTGTGTAGCCCTTACGCCTCCTGAGTTCGGCCAGATGGTATAAATTCCCCATCGGTATATTTTGCCGCACCGCAAAAAGCGGCGGAATGTCCGCAGCGGTATTGCCAATAAATACCGTTTCGGTATATTCGCGGCTCATGAACACCTTCCAAGCAGCCCTGAAGGCCTATCTCGATGAAGATGGCAACGCGGAGAGCGCGCTGGCCGAAAAGGTCGGTCGGTCGCAGGCGGCCATCAACCGGTATCGCTGCGGCAAGCGTTTCCCCGATGCGGACACCGCCCGTCTGATCGAGAAGCACACGAGCGGCGCCGTGCCGTTTTCGGCTTGGCAAGCCGACTTTCTTGTCCGCTCCGGCCTCACGGGTGCGCTGCCGGAGAAGGTAGTATGATGTCAGCTATCTTCGGTCTCCACGCACATGGCATCGAGCGGGCGGACAACATCTCCTTTCTTCGCGTCCCAATCGGCGAACACGGATGCGGCTGCCCTGATGCCTTCGAGCAGATCATGCGGCGAGAAGGCCAGCACGGGCACATTCTCGACGCCCACGTCAACGTAGAAATGTCCACCTCTTTCACTGAACTTGGGCGGGTGGTCGACAAGCAGAACTGGCAGTTGACCCATGGAGTCTCCCCTCTTCGAGGGCGCCCCCTTTCCCAAGATTCGCGCCCTGGCCCGAAGGTGCTCCGCCAAAGGTTAACAGTTCCTAACATTTCGACGCCAATGTCGGATTTCGCCGCATGAGCGCGATCCTCGCCACCGCTGCGCGCGCTCATTGGCGGCAAGAGTTCAGTGGCAGGCAACTCCTTGTCCCCGCCAACGACAACCCGCCCAGCATCGACGTGCGACAGCTGGCGCGCGAACTCGACGGGGTGCTGTAGATGAGTGCCGTTTTCTTCTTTGTCGGTCCCTCCCGTGCCGACGAACGGACCGAGGTCGACACCGCGACCCGCCGCCTCGGCCCACCGCTTCAACAGCCGCGCACAGACGGCGTCGATCCGCTCGGCGCGGCAGGTTCTCGTTCCCCTGTTCATGAGGTCACAAATGCACGCTGATGCCCGTTCAGTCGTTCCGCAATGCAGCATGCGAACGGAAACAGAGTTCCGCGACACATGGCTGGTCACGCTGGCCCGCTTGTGCCGGGAGCACGGCGACGGCCAGGTCGCCATGTGGCTCGGTGTCAGCGAGCGCCATCTGCGTAACATAAAGGCGGGCGACAGCATGCCCGCGCCATTCCGCCTCTGGAACTTGCTCGCGCTCGATCCGTCCGCGCACGACGAGCTCGACGCGCTGTTCGACCTCAAGAACGTCGCCAAGGATGCCGTCTGTTCGAGCGATCCTTTGACGCTCGACATGATCGCGCTGGCCCATGAGACGGCGCAGGACGAGAGCCCCGACAGCCCCGGCGGCAAGGTCGTCACCGATCACGAATTGCTCGGCAAGGACGAGGCCCGGCTGCGCAAGGTCTATCGCACGATCGGCGGGTGGCTGAACCGCCTCGAGGAAATGCGGCGGCCGCGTGTGGTCGGGGGGAAAGCCGTATGAGCTGGAGCCCCAAAGCGCGCCAGGCCCGTGTCGCCGACATCATCCGTGTCGCGGCGCAGATGTCGCACATCAGCGAAGACAAGATTACGGGGCCGGATCGTCATAGGAGCATCGTGCGTGTCCGCCAGGCCTGCTACGTCGTTGCGCGGCGCTCGGGGCATTCCTATCCGCAGATCGGCCGCCTGATCGGCGGGCGCGACCACAGCAGCGTGCTGCACGGTATCGACACAGCAGCGGCCATTGCTGAGCGAGACGACGAGTACAGCGCCTTCATAGATGCGCTGGATTACCAGTCGCTCAACGTCGTGCCGTTCGCGCCCGTGCCCGCTGCGGTCGCCAACGCTGTCCCCGACAAGGTTGAACCCGAGGCGCACTCGCCGTTCCTGGCGCCTGTTGATGACGACGATCCCGAGATCCCGGAGGAATTGGACGGGGCACATCGTTTTCATGCCTCCATCGCTCTTGGGAGCATCAAGCTTGCCGAAGCCCTGCGGGGGGCCATGTGATGGCGAACCGGCCTCCGATTATGTCGCGCCGCGAGCGGGCCGACCGGCATCGCGCAATCGTCGCTGCTTATGAATTGGGCGGCACCTCGCGCTCGGTAGCAAGCCAATTCCGCGTCAGTTCGGGATTCGTGCGCGATATCATCAAACTCTACGGCGTCTCGCGGCCGGTCGGACGGCCTCTTTCGCATGGAGGCCGCGATGCCGGCCAGTGATCGCGGCGGCAGCCCGCCGCAACGCCACGCGCCCACGCAAATGACGCGCGCGCACAACGTCACCACGGCCTTCATGAAGGTCACGACGGCGCCGCTGCATACCCTGACCGACACCATGCTGGAAAGCATCGCGCGGAGCCACGCAAACGAGCGTGACCGGCCGGCGCTGCTGACTGAACTGCGCGCGAGGCTGGCGGTGCGCAAGGAGCGGGAGGGCGCGGATGGCTGACCCGGCGTTCTTCGCCGATTTGGAAAGCCCCTTGCGGCCGCACCCGCTTTTCCCGGTGCAGGAGCCGGACGGCGAGCGCGATTGGACGGAACTGCAGCGGCAGGCCACGCTATTTCGGCTCGTGCACAATGCCGGGCCATCCGTTTCCGGCTTCGCGATCCCGAACGCCGGCAAGCGCAATCCAATACAGGCGATCCGAGAGGGCATCGTCGGCGGCGTGTTCGATACATGCTGGAATGCCCAGCATCCCTTCATGTCAGCCTGGATCGAGATGAAGGGCTACGACAAGCGCGGCCGGCCCGGGAAGCTGTCCACCGCGCAGATCGAATGGGGCAACCGGATGCACATGCTCGGCAAGCCGGTTGCATGCTTCTTCAACCCCTATGATGCCTTTGACTGGCTGCGGATGCTCGGGTTCCCGCTGCGGGCGATCGCCGCATGAGCACGCGCCCCATCGAGGACAATTCGCCAGCCTGGAACAAGTACCGTGTGCCCGTCTTCCGTGGGCTGTACGATTCCAAGATCGACACCGGCGAGGACTACGAGACCAAACCGCTCGCGACATTCTTTTCGATGCCGCCTTGGAACAAGGCGAAGGCCTCGGGCCCCGCGTTCGTTCCCTCGCTACACCACGACTACGACGCCCGGGAACACGCTTCGCAGCGAGAAAAGGGCCGGTTCGTCGCGCTCACAGGCGACATCGATTCCGGCGACCACACGCTTGCCGCGGTCAAGGAAGCCGTGGAAGCCTTTGCCGGCAACGCTGCGCGGCTTATCTACAGCAGCCCGCACGCGCGCCCCGGTGACATGCGCTGGCGGGTCATCCTGCCGCTGGACGAGCCGCAGCCGTTCGATACGTGGTACGACGCGCAGTCGGCATTCTTCGCCTTCATGGAAGCGCGCGGGTTCGCCATGGACCATGCGCTGGCCCGTGCCGCGCAACCTGTGTTCCTCCCGAACGTGCCGCTCGAGCATGCCAAGTCCGGCGCCCCGCTGCGCGGAGAAGGCGCCGCGCCGCTCTACTACGTCACCGAGACGAACGGCACCGATGCGCCCGGCCTGCCACTCGACGTTGGCCCGGTAAGCGAAGGCATTGCTGCGATCAGGCTGCGCCGCGTCGAAGACGAGAGGGCGCGGGAACAAGTCCGCCGCGAGGCCGAGGCTCGCCGTGCGGCCAAGCCCCGGGGCGAAAGCGCCTCTCTCATCGACGACTTCAATTCGGCCAACAGCGTCGCGGCAATGCTCGAGCTGTGCGGCTATGAGCAATCGCCCCGCAGCGCCGAGGACTGGCGATCGCCGCATCAGACCGGCGACACTTACGCGACCCGCATCATCGGGTCCAAGTGGGTGTCGCTGTCGGCTTCTGATGCCGCGGCCGGCGTTGGAGAGAAGTGCAAGTCAGGCTGCTTCGGCGACGCCTACGACCTTTTTGTCCACTACAAGCATGGCGGCGACCACAAGGCCGCATACCGAGCTCTCGGACAGGAGCGGCGTGACGCCAACATCTATTATCTCCCGCAGGCCGAGCCGCCTGAGTGGATGAACCAGGCGCCACCGTATGAGGACATGCCTGAATGGGCGGAGATCGAGCCGGTTCTGGACGAGCCTGAGGTTCTTGAACCGCAACAGCCTACTCAACTTCCGGTGTTTAGCCCGGCGGACTGGCAAGGCGTTCAGGCACCCGAGCGCGTTTGGCGTTGGGAAAACTTCATCCCGGATCTGCAAGCAACACTCCTGACCGGAGCAGGCGCCGCTGGAAAGTCGCTCGCCACGCAGCAGCAGTCGACATGCATCGCCATGGGCATACCGTTCCTAGGCGTTCCAGTCCGCCAAGCGCCCGCTCTCTATATCACCTGCGAGGATGACATGGAGGAGCTGCATCGGCGCCAGGAGGCAATTTGCGCGTCGCTCGGCATCACCATGGAGGAAACGCGCGGCAAGCTCTTCCTGCTGTCCCTGCAGGGCGCCATAGGAAACGAGCTCGCAACTTTTGCGCCCGACGGAAAGATGTCCGTGGCGCCGCGATATTTCGAGATCGAAAGCCTCTGCCTCGAACTCGGTATCAAGCACGTCACGATCGACAACACCGCGCATACATTCGCCGGCAACGAGAACGACCGTCACCAGGTCGCAGCCTACGTCGGTTTGAACAACAAACTGGCGCTGACGATCGGCGGCAGTGTGGTCATGGTCGGGCATCCCAACAAGGCTGGCGACAGCTATTCGGGATCTACGGCATGGGAAAACCAAGTGCGCTCACGCCTCTACCTTGAGGTGCCCAAGAGCGGCGAGGAGGGAGCTCCAATCGACCCCGATATGCGCGTCCTGCGCAACGAGAAGGCCAACTATTCACAGCGCGGCGCAGAGGTCCGGTTCTTCTGGGCCAAGGGCGCATTCGTGCTCGAGGAGGCCCTGTCGCAGGAGGATCGCGACACTAGCGCATCGACCCAAGCCTTCCATGAGAACAAGCTGTTTCTCAGCCTGCTAGACATGCTGACTGAGCAGCGCCGAAACGTCTCACACAAGCCCCGCGCAGGAAATTACGCGCCCAAGATCATGGCAGGGATGCCGGCGGCCAAGGGCTACTCCAAGGCGAATTTCGAGCGCGCCATGGAGCGCCTTTTCATGCTCGAGGAGATCGTCGCGGACGCCCAATTGTGGCTCGGAAAAGACCGTCATCCAGTCATCGGACTAGGGAGGAAATGATGGCTGCGGGACGGTCAAATGGCTGCGGGACGGTGCGGGACGGTCGTTTGCAAGTCATTGATTTTATTGCGGGAAGGTCTGCGGGACGGTTTGCGGGACGGTGCGGGACGGTCGCACGTAAGTCGTTGAAATTGCTTGCGGGTCGGTTGCGGGACGGTGCGGGTTCATTCCCCCTATACTACGTATACCCCCCGAGGCGCCGCCTCCCGGCTCGGCGCGCCTCGGTATCGGTGTGTTTTATCGCCTCCAAAATCGCCCACCGCCACCACCTCGCAACAGGGAGCTAACGAATGACGCTCTCCCGCTGCCACATCACCGCCCATGCGATCGAGCGCGCCATGGAGCGCATCCCGGGCATCGATACGATCGAGCAGGCAAGAGCCTTCCTCAACACCCCAGCCATACGCCAAGCCGCCGACTTCGGGGCGCCATACGTCAGACTCGGCACTGGTCAGCGTATCGTGATCCACCAGCACAGCGTCGTGACGATCCTTCCCGCCGATACGTGGGCCTGCACGCTCGGGAGGGACAGGGACGTGTTGCATGGGCGGGCATTGGAAAGGGGGAACCGATGAAGCAGAGCAATCGCCGCAAACCGCCGCCGACGGGTTTTGCCGAGACGTTTATTCGCTGGGGCTGGCGAGGTGTCGAGACGGCATTCGGGGCACGCACACCCTGCAACCGGCGCTGGATTTCCGAATGTGGCGGAGACGATCTCATTGCTTCCCGCCGCGCCTATCGCGAACAACTCCGCACGCTGAGGTCCGCATGATGGTCCCCCTTGATCACCGCGCCGTCGAGGTATCGTTCACCCGCTATGCCATGTGCGTCGAGCTCTCCGACGGCCGGAAAATCTGCGCACCGCTCGAATGGTTTCCCGCGCTCGACTGCGCCGCACCGACCAGGCGGGACCACTGGGAAATCCTCGACGACGGCAATACGCTGCATTGGCCCTACCTGGGCGAGCGGATCTCGATGGCGTTCCTCATGTCACTCAAGGCCGGCGAGTCCGTAGCGCTGGGCGGCGTTGCGGCGGCAGGGGGGAAAGCATGACGAGAGGACGTACAGTTCGGCCAGATCGCGCGCGCGAGACGTTCCTCCGGGTGCTTGCGGACACCTGCAACGTCTCGGAAGCGTGTCGCACTGCCAACATTGGGCGCACCACTGCCTACGAGTGGCGCGAGGCCGACCCATCGTTCGCCGCAGCTTGGAAGGATGCCGAAGAGGCTGCGGCGGACAAGCTCGAGCGTGAGGCTTGGCGTCGAGCAGTCGAAGGCACTGATAAGCCCGTCACGTTCCAGGGCGTGATAACGGCGACCTACAAGGAATATTCCGACCGGATGCTCGAGATCCTGTTAAAGGCTCACCGGCCTGAGAAATTCGTCGAGAAGTCGAAGGTTGAGCACTCCGGCGGGGTGAGCATCACGGTCTCGCAGGAGGATGCGGGGCTGTGAGGTTCTGGCAGGCCATCGTCGTCTCACAATTGGTGGCCGGCTCAGTCTATGCTGATCGCTTCCATGGGGTCGTTCAACACGCTCTGGTCGAGGGCAGTTCTTTGCTTCTCGGCGCGGTGCTGTGGTGGATAGGCAAACGGGCGTGGGGCACGGAGCGCAGTTCACATTGACAGCCCGCCTCACCCCCAAGCAGCGCGAAGCCAACCGCCTACTCGCCGGCCCGGCCCGCAACATCATGCTCCGCGGCGGCTCGCGCTCAGGCAAGACATTCCTGCTCTGCCGCGCGATCGTGCAGCGCGCCATCAACGCGCCGGCATCCCGGCATGCGATCTTCCGTTTTCGGTTCAACCACGCGAAGACGAGCATATGGGCCGACACGCTGCCCAAGGTGCTTAAGCTGTGCTTCCCGACGCTGCGCGCCCGGTTCGACAAGACCGACTTCTATGTCGAACTGCCGAATGGCTCGCAAATCTGGATCGCCGGCCTCGATGACAGCGACCGCGTCGAGAAGATCCTCGGCGCCGAGTACTGCGTCGATCCTGACGCCAAAATCTTGACTTCGGACCTTCGCTGGGTCGCTGCGCGAGATGTACAGGTCGGCGACGAGTTGATCGGATTTCCTGAGGATCTGGAGGGACATTGCACCCTGCAGCCGAGCAAGGTTGAGCGCGCGGATATCATTCAGGCCGAGCGCTACCGCATCACAACCGACAAGGGCGTGACCATCGTCTCCGCGCAGCACAAGATGGTCTGCCAGTACGATGACAGGCGTCACCGCGACGCCCGTAAATTCTCATGGAAGATGGCCCGCGACCTAGAGGTTGGCGACCTGGTCCGCCACGCATGCGAGCCCTGGGAAGTCACTGACAGCCGGGAGGATGGTTGGTTTGCTGGCATGCTCGATGGCGAAGGATGGGTGACGCGGCAGCATGTCGGCGTTGCGCAGTGTCGCGGTCCCGTGCTCGATGCGTTGAAGTGTTGGTTGAAGCGCAAAGGTGTGGACCACCATGAATACCTCTATGCCCCTGCGAAGATTGGGAAGAAGGGTCAGTGTATCCAGCTTCGCGCCATGGGGTTGTGGCCGTCAATGCGGCTTCTCGGAATAGCGCGCCCCATGCGCTTGCAAAGCCGAGGTGTGTGGGAGGGGCGGCGCGCATTCACGAGCGGCGGCTTTGTTGCTCGGATCCTGAAGATTGAGCCGCTCGGTATGGGGCCGGTCGTCTCGCTCGGCACATCGACACGCACATTCATCGCCGACGGATTCCTCGCGCACAACTGCACGCTGTACTTCAACGAATCGTCGCAAATCCCTTGGGGCTCGATCGAGACGGCCATGTCCCGGCTCGCTCAGAAGTGCGAGCTGGCCCCTGAGATCGCCGCGGCAACGGGCCGCACGCATCTGGCGCTCAAAGCCTACTTCGACTGCAACCCGCCATCGAAACTCCACTGGTCATATCAGCTCTTCCGGCAGAAGCTGAAGCCCGGCACCAAGGAGCCGCAGCCGAACCCAGACGACTACGTCGAGATGAAGATCAACCCGGACGACAACCGGGAGAACCTGCCCGAGGAATATTTCGACGTGCTGGACAGCATGAGCGCCGCCAAGCGCCTGCGGTTCAAGGATGGGGAATGGGCGAGCGAGGTCAATGGCGCGCTGTGGTCTCTGGAGGACCGCAGGAGCCACGACGATCGCGTGTTGCCGGGCATCGACAGCCTGCGCCTTGCCGAAGCGCCGCAGCTTCGCCGCATCGTGGTCGCAGTCGACCCGTCGGGCACGAAAGGCGACGGCTCAGGCGACGACATCGGCATCGTGGTGGCCGGCCTCGGTATGGACGGACATGGATACGTGCTCGAGGATGCGACCTGCCAAATGGGCCCGGAAGGCTGGGGTCGGCGCACGGTGGAGCGCTATGGCCACTGGCGCGCCGATCGTGTCATCGGCGAGGCGAACTTCGGCGGCGACATGGTGCGCTTCACCGTGGCCACAGCCGACCGCAGCGTGCCCTACAAGGACGTGAAGGCATCGCGCGGCAAGGCTGTGCGTGCCGAGCCCATCTCAGCCCTCTACGAGCAAGGGAAGGTCCATCACGTCGGCACGTTCCCCGACCTCGAGGACCAGATGTGCAACTTCACGGCGTCGGGCTACGTCGGTGAAGGCTCACCCGACCGAGCTGATGCGCTGGTGTGGGCGCTGACGGAGTTGATGCTTGAGGGGAAGGCGTCGGCGTTCGATGCACTTTAGCGGCGACCGTTCGCCACTTCCATCCCTTTGAGTAGGCCGACCTGGAAAGGCGTTTTCCCAGCTGGCGTGGCTGGTTGGGCGGGAATTGCTGGAAGGGCGGCGTTATTGCCTGCAATAGCTCTATAGCCTTCGATGAACCCATCTCGATATGTGTCGCCAGGCATAACTCTCTCCTTGTCCGTCCGTAGCAATAGCCACGCTATGCCAGCACCCCAGCACCATGGGCAAGGTTCTGCAACTCGTGGCCGACGGCCTCGCCAACGTCCTGACCGGCCGCGGGACCACGGTCGACCGCAGCACCGCCAATTTCTGGATGCGCCGGTTCACCGATCGGCACCAGGTCGAGCAGGCCTATCTCGCGTCGTGGCTGCACCGGAAGATTGTAGACGTTCCTGCGCAGGATATGACCCGTGCCGGCCGCGATTGGGATGCGACCGACGATGAGATCGCCAAGATTGAGGCGGAGGAGAAGCGGCTCGGTTATTGGGCCAAACTGCGCGAGGCTGTGCGTCTCGGCCGTCTAGGCGGCGGTGCTATCCTGATCGGGCTCGGCGATGACCCCTCGCAAGCCCTGCCCAACTCGATCAGCGCCGGCCAGGTTCAGTACCTCATGGTGCTGTCGCGCTGGCAGCTATCGCTCGGCGATCTTGAGACCGACCCCGCCTCGCCGAACTTCCTGCAGCCGCGGTACTTTCGCCTGTCGGGGATCGCAGCGCAAGTCGACATCCACCCGTCGCGCCTCGTCTGCTTCCATGGACTGCCGGTGCCGCCGAACACACAGGGTGTCACGCAGGAGGATCGCTTCTGGGGCATCTCGGTCGTCGAGGCATGTGACGAGGCGGTTCAGCAGGCGACGACCGCATGCGCAGGGTTCGCATCGCTGATCGATGAGGCGAAGATCGACGTTTATCGGTTCGATCAGTTGGCGGAAAAGCTGGTGCAGGGCCAGGAAGACACGATCATCAAGCGGGTCGAGCTGACCAACACGGGCAAGTCTGTCCATCGTGCCGTGATCCTCGACAAAAACGACGAATGGGATCAGCGGCAGCTCACCCTTTCCGGCGTGCGCGACGTGATCATCACCTATGACGCGCGTGTCGCCGGCGCCGCGGACATCCCGGCCACTCGCCTGTTCGGCAAATCCCCCGATGGCCAGAACAGCACCGGTGAATCGGATCTCGCGAACTACGACCAGAGCATCGGCGCGAAGCAGGAGATGGATCTTCGCCCCGCGATGGAACGCCTTGACGCGGTCGTGCTGCCGAGTGCCGGCGTGACCGAGGAAGGTCTGACGTGGTCGTTCTCCCCGCTGCGGGTGCTGAGCGAAAAAGACCTCGCCGACATCGAGAACAAGGAAGCGGACACCGTCTCAAAGATCGTCAATGCCGCGGTAATCCCGGAAAGCGCGATGGCCAAGGCGGTGCAGAACCGTCTCATCGAGAGCCAGCGTTGGCCGGGGCTGCAGGACGCGATCGACGAAGCCAATGCTGCGAGCGAGGAATTGCCCGGCAATGAATCCGAGATGGGCATCGTGCCCATCGGCGTGGAAGGAGGTGATCCGAACCAACCCGCCGGTCAGGGTGGGCCTGGAAGTCGACCCACCCGCCGTGCCGCGAATGACGCGTGGTTCTTCGCCGACGCGACCGCGAAGCCGCTTTACGTGCAGCGCAAGCTTCTGAACGCTGCCGATCTCATCACGTGGGCCAAGTCGCAAGGGTTCACCACGACGCTGCCGGCCAGCGAAATGCATGTGACCGTGCTCTACTCGCGCCAGGCCGTCGATCCGATGAAGCTGGGCGAATCCTGGTCGAGCGACGCTGATGGGGGTCTGGTGGTCAAGGCCGGCGGCCCGCGGGCGGTGGAAAGGCTCGGCGAGAATGCGGTCGTGCTGCTGTTCTCGTCATGGGCGCTGTCATCACGCCATGCGGAGATGGTTGCGGCCGGGGCGAGCCACGATTGGCCCGAGTATCAGCCGCATGTGACAATTTCGTTCAGCGCCGAGGGCGTCGATCTTGACGCGATCAAGCCGTTCACCGGCGAGCTGCGGTTCGGGCCGGAGGAATTCAGCCCGCTCGATCTCGATTGGAAGCAGAAGGTCAGCGAGGAATGAAGCACGAACTGGTCCTTGAGGTCGATATGCGCGCCGCGTTGGTCGCCTTGGCAGTGATGAAGCCGGTCGTGTTCTTGCGTCTTCTCTCGGCCGAGCGCGCGGCCAGCATCGTGGTGAAGCTGATCCGCATTCGCGCGCGCTGATGGCTCTCGACCTCACCGCTCTCGCGCGCCAGCGGGGCAAGCGCCGCAATCTGACCCTCCGCCCGATTCAACCGACCCAGGCGCAGGCCACCGACCTCGCGCTGATCCTCGCGCCCGCATGGCAGGTCTGGCGTGACGCCCTCGACAGGATCATGGCGGGATACGATCCGCCGCCGCTGACCGGCGATATGCTCACCCTCGACAGCCCCGCGCAGATCCAGTCGACGTTCGACGCGACCGCAGCCGATTTCATCTCGCGCCTCGTCGCGACAATCACGCCGGGCCTGCGACGCTATGCCGTGCGCCTCGAGCAATGGCACCGGTCGAAGTGGGCCGCCGCGGTGAAGGCTGCGACCGATGTGGACCTATCGACCATCCTGACCGCCCAGCCCGTCAGCGAAACCCTCGACGTCTGGCTCGCGCGCAACGTGGCGTTGGTGAAGAACATCTCTGAGCAGGCGCAGGGCCGCATTTCCGACGCCGTGTTCAATGGCTTCCAGCAGCGTTTGCCAGCGCGGGAGGTCGCCAAGGCGATCCGCGAGGCAACAGGCATGGCGCGCGACCGATCGGTACGCATCGCGTCCGACCAGTCGAGCAAGCTCAGCGCAGCCCTCGATCGCGAGCGGCAGGCCGAGGCGGGCATCACGCTATTCAGATGGCGATCCTCGCACAAACTGCATCCGCGATCCTGGCACGCCGCGCGTGACGGCAAGGTATTCGAGCTCAAGTCGGGCAAGCCTTACCAGCGCGCAGGCGAGGCTATCCCGGCCGATGACCGGGCGGGTGTCCCGCCATTCTGTGGTTGCCGCGAGCAGGCCTATCTTCCCATAATGGATGAACCCGGCTAGTCTTGTCGGGCTGATGACGCGTCGTTGCTGAGCCAGGCTTAAAGCTGATCCCGAAAGAGTAAGGGCGCGACGTGCTAGATCCTGACGGTGGCGCACGATAGCCAAAACCGCCGGGGCCGTGGGTTCGAATCCCTACCGACCGTCATCAGTAAACCGGCCATCCTACCGGAACTCCTCTTCCTCCCGACCGGGCACAACGCGAACGACACTGCTTGCGCGACGTGCGAAAGCGTGATGGAAGTTGGAAAACCGAGGGGAGTTCTATCCATGATCCTTCTGCCTTTGCTTGCCGCTGCTGCGGCCGTTCCGCCTGCTGACCGGCCCTATGTCATGGCGCACACCGACCGCCAGCCCGCCGAGGTCGCGACGTGCGTCTATCAGGCGTTCGACCATGCCGGCGCCGCAGACAACACGCCGACCGACTATGGCCGCAAGGTCGATTACCGGTTCAAGAACCTGGGCGGCGCGGTGAAGTCGCCGACGATGACGATGGAAGTGCACGACGACGGCACGCTGATCCTCTACGGCTTCAAGACGTGGAAGGGCGCGGCCCGGTCGATGTGGCGCGATCTGGCGGACAGCAAGCGCGCGCAGTGCTTCCCGGAACTGAAGGAAGCCGAGATGGTGAAGCCGGCGAAGTCATGATGGCCGACGCAACGAACGATTGGCTTTCCCGCGCCAACTTCGCCGCCATGTCGGACGTGGAGTTGGCGGCATACGAGCGCGACTGTCTCGGCGGGGTCAACCAACAGCGCGTCGAACGAGAAATCCGCAAGCGCAAGGCCAAAGGCGAATGGTCCCTCACGACTGCGTGAGTGCCGTATAAGCGTCCGTAGAGACTGATTTGCCCCATGCGCCATTTTGCGGCGCATGCAGTTGTCCGAGACCCTTGACGCAGCCACGACCGCACGCATCTGCGCGGACGGCTGTCTCGTCGCGGACGTCTTCGCTGCCCGTACAGGGATCCAGCAATATCGCGGGTTCGAGGTAGACCCCGATAATACCCACGGGCTGCGCGACAAAGCCATCGTCTCGGTCTATCGGCCCGAGTCCGAGGTATTCAAGGCCGACAGCCTCGCAACCTTCTCCGCTGCGCCGGTCACACTGAACCATCCCTCGGTCGCCGTCACCGCTGACAACTGGCGCACGCATGGCGTCGGCGAGATAAACGGCGACGTTGTGCGAGACGGCCAGCGCGTGCGCGTCCCGTTGATCGTCCGTGATGCCGCCGCGGTGAAGGCTGCGACCACCACGCACAAGCAGCTCAGCATGGGCTACGCGACGAACCTCGTGTTCCCCGCCGACGGCAAGCACCCCGACGGCACGGTCTGCGATGCCTACCAGACCGATATCGCCATCAATCACATCGCTTTGGTTCCGGCTGCGCGGGGCGGGCCGGAACTCCGCATTGTCGACGAACGCCCTCAGGAGCAGCCCATGAAGATCAAGATCGGCGACGCCGAAGTCGATGCGACGAACGGTGAGGCCGTTCGGATTGCGGTCGACTCCCTGAACACCAAGCTCGGCACGCTGACCGCCGACCTTGCCACCGCGCAGACCGCGCTGCAGACCAAAGACGGCGAGATCGCCGCGCTGACCGCCAAGCTCAAGGACGCAGAGGTCACGCCCGAGCGCCTGCAGCAGCTCGCCGACGCCCGCGCCAAGGTCATCGCCGCCGCGCAGACGCTCAAGCCGGGCATCACGGTCGATGGCAAGAGCGACGCCGACATCCGCAAGGAAGCCGTCTCGGCCAAGCTCGGCGATTCCGCGAAGGACATGGCCGACGCGGCGATCGAGGGCGCGTTCGTGGCGCTGACCAAGGACGCCAAGGCCGCTGACCCGGTCCGTGAAGCGCTCCGCGACGGCATCAACACCGTCACCACCGACCATCGCTCTTCGATCGGCGTCCTCCGCGCCGCGAGCTACCAGTAAGGGGGAACGTCAATGTCGGTTCTTCAGAACAACTTCTCGGACACCGTCACCCAGGCTTATGCCGGCATGGTCGCCAATGGCGAGACCTCGAACCGCATCACGCGGACGATCGAGGGCGCAAGCGGCGTCGGCTTCGGCAAGGCAGTGTGGCGCGGCAGCGGCGACCACGGCTGCGTGACCACGGTCGGCACCTCGGCAACCTTCCTCGGCGTCACGATTGCCACCTCGGCCCTCGCAATCGTCGCGGGTGGCACCGCGGACACCTATCCGCAGTATGAGAACGTGCCGATCATGACGGAGGGCGCGATCTGGGTTGTTGCCGGCGAAGATGTCGCCGACGGCTCGCAGGTCTACGCCGATGCCACGACCGGCGCCTTCGTCGACACCTCGACCAGCAACATCCTTCTGACGGGCTGGTTCTTCGACACCACCGCCACCAGCGGCAATCTCGTCCGCATCGCGAAGCGCTAAGGGGGAATCCATGAACGCGATCACGAAATTCTACGATAGCGCTTCTGGGATCACCGACCCCGTCGGCTTCCTCGCGCTCGACGCCGACATCAAGCGGCAGATCATCAACGTCTGGGCCGCGGACAACGCGCGTCACGCGCTGAGCTTCGCCGACAAGGTCGACTCGTTCCTGAACGACGCCCAGATTGGTTACGCATTCCTGACGCCGCAGCTCTATCGGATCGAGGCCGAGGTCTACATGACCAAGTACCCCTCGTTCGACATCGCGCGGTTCATGACCGTCGATAGCTCGGGCGATATGTGGGACGTCGGCACGCTGGTCTACTCAATGGACCAGGTCGGCCAGGCCGAGTTCCTCGCCGGTGCGGCGTTCGATATGCCGTATGCGTCGACGAAGATCAGCCAGGCGACCCGCGCCTTCCATCTGGCCGGCATCGGCTACGAGTGGAACACGCAGGAGATGCAGCGCGCCGCCAAGCTCGGCCGTTCGCTCTCGTCGGACAAGGCGATGGCCGCCGATCTGGCGCAGCGCCGGTTCATCTACGGCGTTGCCATGACGGGTGCGACCCCGTCCGGCGCTTCCGAGAAGGGCTGGACCGGCTTCGTCAATGACGGCAATGCGCCCAGCGCGCAGGTCGCCGCCGACGGCACCGGCTCCTCGCGCCTCTGGTCCGCCAAGACGGCCGACCAGATCCTTCGCGACATCAATGAGGCGATCACCGCCGTCGAAACCGGCACCGCCGAGACCTTCGTCGCGGACACGCTGGTGCTGCCCACGACCCGCTACAACTACGTGGCGACCACGCGCATCGATAACACCGGCTCGACGATCCTGCAGTTCCTGCAGGCCAACAACGCTGCCGGCGAGGGCCTGCGCATCCTCAAGAGCCGCGCGCTGGAAACGGCGGGCACTGGCAGCACCACGCGCATGGTCGCCTACGCGAACATGCCGCAGGTGCTGAAGTTCCACCTGCCCGGGCCGCATCAGTTCCTGCCCCCGTTCCAGAAGTCGAGCATGACCTACGAGGTCGGCGGCATCATGAACGTCGGCGGGGTCGAGGTCCGCGTCCCGAAGGCGATGGTCTATCGGGACAGCTTCTGAGGAGCGCACGACATGACGAAGTTCACGAACATCTCGAGCGGCCCGCGGGGCATCCGCACCAAGGACGGCCTCGTCATGGTCGAGGCCGGCCAGACGATCGACGCCGACCTTGCCGATGGCGAGACGGCGGCGGAGGAATGGTTCGCGAAGGCGGGCAGCGCGGCGGCGAAGGAAGCCGTTGCCGCCCACGACGAAGCCGAACACCCCACGGCCCACGCGAAGGGTTCGACCAAGTAGATTTTGCGTCCTCTCCCAACCTCGGGCCGCCTCGCCAAACCGGTGCGGCGGCCCTTATTTTGAAAGGCAACATCGATGGCGCTGCAATATTCGACAGCCGTCCGCAATGCAAAGCTCGACGCGGTCGAAACCGCAGCCGGCGCCTCGGCCATTCTCAAGATTAGGACCGGCGCGGCCCCAGCCTCATGCGCAGCGGCGGACAGCGGAACCGTGCTGGCCACCTGCGCCCTGCCCTCCGACTGGATGGCGGCGGCGTCTGGCGGCACCAAGGCCATGTCGGGCACTTGGCAGGACACCAGCGCGGATGCAGGCGGCACAGCCGGGCATTTCCGGATCTACGCGAACGATGGAACGACCTGCCACATTCAAGGCACGGTGACGGCCACTGGCGGCGGCGGCGACATGACCGTCGACAACACCTCGTTCGCTGCGGGCCAGTCGTTCACCATTTCGGGCTTTACGCTGACCGCCGGCAACGCCTGAGGCTGAACTGTGGCCATCACGCTCACGGCGGGCGACCTCGGCTTCGCTCAGGGCTACTCGGCCGGCGGCCAGATCTCTGCGGTGGGCTCAATATCGGGCCAACCTCTCGCGGGTCAAACGCTCGACCTCTTCCTCACCGGCGGATTCAACGTTCTTTCGTTCGTCGGCGATACCACGGGGCTGGGGCCGCTCACGCTCACCGTGAATGGTACGGCGTGGCCACTAAGTTCGGGCAGCTTCAGCGCCGGCTACACCTCCTACACGCCTACACCCTCTGGCGGTGGTTTCGTCAGCGGCACGAGCTACACCGTCAACATCACGACCACTGGCGGCGGAGGCATCACCGGATCGCTTAGCAGGACTGAGGCCGCCGACACGGTTTCCTCTGCATCGAAGCTCGCGATCAAGGGCGCCCTCACGAAGACCGAGGCAGGCGATACCCTCGCCTCGGCGGGTAAGCTCGCGGTCGCAGCGGCCGCCTCGCTGGCCGAAGCCTCGGATACGCTTTCGGCAGCCGGCCAAGGCGCATCGCCCATCACCGGTGCGCTGACCCTTACCGAGGATGCCGACACGCTGGCCAGCTCCGGTCTGATCGCCATTGTGGGCGCCGCGTCACTGGCGGAGGCTGCGGACACCGCCAGCGGGGCCGCCGCCATCCGCATCACGGGCACCGCAGCGATCTCGGAAGCGAGTGACGTCGCCTCTGGCGCCGCAGGGCTTGTTATCACGGGACAAGCCGCGAACCTCGAGGCTAGTGACACCCTCGCCTCTGCGGCTTCCGTGTCGATCCGAGGTCAGCTCGCCAGCACCGAAGCCGGCGACACCTTGGCGGCATCAGGGGTTCTACAAGTCGGTGCGACGCTGGACGTTGGCGAGCAGGACGACGCCCTCTCCGCGGTGGGCGTCAGCGGAGCGAGCGGCGTTCTCGACGTGCCCGAGGAAATGGACACGCTGACCTCGTCGGGCATTGTCTCGATCGCCGGCAGCTTGGCAGCGAACGACAACGACGACACGATCGAGGCCATGGGCGTTGTCGCGCTACTCGGCGCGGCATCGATGGTGGAAGACGGCGACAACCTGGTGGCGACAGGGACCAAGGCTGGAGTCGAGACGCCGCCTTCGCCCGCTCGAACCGCCACCGCTGACCGCCCCTCCCGCGACGTTGCCTCGCCTCTCACTGACCGCCACGCCGCCTCTGTGTCCGTAGCGCGGGACGTCGCCTCGCCGCAACGTTCCCGCATGGCCGCGCCCACGCATCAACGAAGGATCGCCTGATGGCTCTCATCTGGCCAGCCAAAGACCCCGACGAGGTTCTCGACTATAGCTGGACCATCCCGGTCGATGCTGGCGACACATTGGCAACAGCGGACATCACCAAGGTCTCGGGCAACGTCGTCATTGACAGCCAGGACACTGACGGGAACGTGCGCACGGCCTTCCTCTCCGGCGGGACTGACGGCGAGGTTTGCGAATTCCGCGGCATTGCCACGACCGCCGGTGGCCGGACTTACGAGGAAACCTTCTTCCTGCAGATCGCGGCCAGCGATGCGCCATCACCCTTTCTTGGGCAGTTCGTGTCGGCATTCCCTGCTTTTGCTGCCGTGCCGCCTGCTTCGGTCGCGTTCTGGAAGGCCGAGGCCGATCGCGTCATCGCGCCGCTGTCCTCCTGCCTCGGCGAGCGCGCGGATCTGGCGACAATGCTGCTCACCGCGCACTATCTCACGCTGGCGGGTGCAGGCGCAGGCGCAGAGGCAGAGATGGCGGCCCAGGGCGCGACCGGATTCAAGCGCATTCGGTCGGGCTCGCTCGAGCTCGAGCGTGGAGACGCCGGGAATGGCGACGCGGGAAGCTTCGGCGCGACAAGCTACGGGGCCCGCGTCTGGCCGATGCTGCGGGCTTGCGTCTCCGGACCGATGGTGGCGGGCACGGGGCGTATTGTTGGTGGCTGCGGCTTCAACGGGTTCGCCGGCCCGCTGCCTCCTTGGAACTGCTGAAATGGGCCTCCTAGACGGCGGGATCGCCAGCCTTTTCGGAAGCGTGTTCGGCGCGATCTATCTCGACGGCGCGCTGCACCGCGACGGAACCACGCCGATCTATGACAGCGAGGGCAACATCACCAGCTACGTGGACGAAGCCGATATCCCCTGCAAAGCGCAGGTCGATGCCGCCACATGGGCGATGCGGCAGTCCGACGGATTCGCCGAGGGCGATATGATGATCATCGTTCTTGCGGCGGGGCTCGGTGTCGAGATTTCTACCGACATGCAAATCAGTGTCGCGGGCAAGCGCTGGTCGATCCAGTCGGCGGCGCAGGACGCCGCGGCCTCGCACTGGATCCTGCGCGGGCGGGCAGCCTGATGCCGGTAAAGCGCACGGGCAGCATCGGTATCAAGCTCAAGAAGGTGACGCCTGAAATCCAAGCCGCGCTCGAGCCGGTCGTCTACGCGATCGCCGATCAGGTGAAGGTCGATGCGCAGATCAGCCTCAGCACGGGCGCGGTGTCGGGCAAGAACCACAAGCCCAGCGCGCCGGGCACACCGCCCAATTCCGACACAGGCGCGCTGGCCGACAGCATCGATGTCGAGCGCGATGGCCCCTTGCTCGCGCGGGTGGTCGTCAACTCGCCCTACGGCGCCATTCAGGAGCTCGGCGGCACGATCAATCACCCGGGCGGCACCCCATATTTCATGAAGGATGGGAAGCCTGTTTTCGTGAGCAAGCAGGGTGCCGGCGCATTCCATAATCTGCCCGTGACAAAGCCTCACACGATCACGCTGCCCGAACGCCCCTACATGCGCCCGGCCGCGAAGAAGAACGAGAAGGCGGGCAAGGCGCTGATGACGAAGGCCGTCGACCGCGTGCTCAAAAACGGGAAGCTGTAGCGACGGCATGTTCTTGCGCTGCCCCATCGCGACCGGTATGCCAGCACGGCGCATGCACGACCCCGATCAGCCTTGTCTCGCCGAGGAACTCCTTGGCCGACTGATGCCAGCGCTGATGCGTGCGGGCCATGTTTCCGAAGAGACGATCCTGCGCCTCGCCAGTGAATTGGAGCGCGAGGCTCAATCCGTAGGGGTCAAGCGCGAGCAAGAGCTTGGCCATATGGCGCTGATGCTGCGCATGTGGGCCATCGAGGCGGCGGGAACATCGCCCGGCGAATGGCGCGCCCAGCGGCGGCGCAAGACCATCCGCCTGATCAAGGACAAGCCCTAACGTCCGTATCGGAGTGGGCACCCTCGCCTATCGTGGCGTCATGCCCACCAATCTCGATCTCTCGGCGCCGATCCAAGGCAAGATTTGGGCGGCACTCAAGGCGGATGCGGGTCTGATCGCCATAGTCCCGGCCGGCAGCATCTATCCGCAGACGGTGCCGGCGAGCGCGGCCTACCCCTTCATCAAGCTGGGCGAGACGATCACGACGCCGCAGTTCATCGACGGGAACGACGGCTCGAGCCTCAGCGCCGCGGTGCACGTCTTCACCAAGTTGAAGAAGGGCTCAGTCCCGGACCCGCGCTTGCAGGCGCAGCAGGTCAACGCCGAGGTCGTGCGCGTGCTCAACGCCATGGAAGGCATAGACATCGGCGACGGCCTCACGCTCGACGTCTTCCCCCGACTCGCCCAGGTCATGCAGGACGGCGATGCCGATGCCTATCACGGCTTCGTGACGTTCGATGCCATCGCCTCCTAGCCGCCGTCCGTAGCATCCGCCGGCCTGTCGGCCATTCTCCCGGCGAACCCAGGAGGCACCTATGGCCGGCGTCAACGCGCAGATCGATCTCACCATCAATGCTCAGCAGGTCGGCACGAACGACCTCGGCAGTCCGCAGATGACCCTCAGCCCGATCAAGGAGGTGCTGCAGTTCGTCTCGGGCACCGACGCGGTCAACGAGCTCGATATCCTGTTCGCCGATACCCGCACCCTCGCCGCCAGCGCGAACGAGAACCTCGACGTGGCCGGCGCGCTCACGGGGGCTCTCGGCGCCACGATCACCGCCGGCGAGATCGTCGCCATCTTCGTGAAGGCCGCCCAAGGCAACGCCAACAACGTCAACGTCTCTCAGCCCGCATCGAACGGCCTTCCCGGCCTGTTCCTCGCCGCCGGTGACGGAGTGTCGATCAAGCCGGGCGAGTGGCAGCTCTTCGCCTCGCAGAAAGGATGGCCCGTCACTGCGGGAACCGGCGACCTCATCAACGTCGCCAACTCGGGCGCGGGCACGTCGGTCAGCTACGACGTGGTCATCCTCGGCCGCACCGCCGCCGCGTAGGCGTCCGTAGAGCGCTGAGGTCCCCTCTCCATAGATTGCCGCCAACCTCATCAGGAGCCGCGGAATGAGCTACCCCACCACGATAAAGGGCCAGAAGTGGGGCCTTCGCCTTGGCGACGGCGCTAGCCCTGAAGTTTTCACGACCGTCTGCGGCATCACGACGAAGGGCCTGCAGCGCACCCGTGCGGTGAACGAAAGTCAGAATTGGGACTGTGACGACCCGGACGCTCTTCCGTTGACGGAACGTGAAATGGCAGCCGGCGATTGGACCATTAGTGGCAGCGGCCAAGCAGTAGCCGCCGAACTCGACCGACTTGAAGACGCGTTCGATACCGCAGCTAACTGGCAATTGGTGCTCATGGGCACCGGCGCCACCATAGTCCGCTCATACACGGGCAACGCCATCATGACGGACCTCACGCTCGGCGCGGTCAACGGCGAGAAGGCGACGATCAGCCTGACGCTCTCTGGTAACGGCGCGTTGGCAAAAGACACGACACCCTGATGCAGACCCATCGCGATATCGAATTCGGCGATGGCGTCTACACGTTCAAGCTGGGCATGGCCCAGATCATCGCCATCGAAGAGAAGTGCAAGGCCAGCATCGGCGCGGTCTACGCGCGTACATTGGCTGGCGTTCGCGAAAAGGATGGCCTGGTATTCGGGTATGGCGCCGAGGCGGAATTTCGGCTGCAGGAAGTCATCGAGATTTGCCGGCAAGGCCTGATCGGCGGCGGCACGGGCTTTGTCGATGGGCGCGACGTAAAGGTCAGCCCTCACCTCGCCAACCATTTGGTTGCCACGTACCTGAACCCTGATGCGGGGAACCCGCTGCACGACGTCTGGGTGCTCGCTGCCCGCCTCTGCCAAGACCTGCTCTATGGCTACGAGCCGGCCATTGCTGCGGCTCAAAAAAAAAGCCCGAAGCGACCCAGGCGGAAGCCGACGACCGGTTCGTCCGAGGCGAGGTCATCGGCAACGGCATAGTGATGGGCATCGCGCCGTCGGAGGTGCTGGCGATGCCGCTCCATGATTACCAGGCCGCTTTTCACCATTGGACCCGCGCCAACAGCAGCGAGGATGATGACGAGCCGCTGAGCGAGACCGACTTTGACGAAATGTTGGACGACATGGCCTCTGCGGGGATCCACTGATGGCGAACGGAACGCCCCTTGAGCTGATCGCCGTCGAAGTTCGCGCCGATCTCGATACGCTCGAAACGGATATGGCCGGCGCGGCGCGCGTCGTCGACACCAACGTCGCCAAGATCACGCAATCGGTTCAGCAATCCGAGCAGGCGATCGTGCGCTCGTCGGAGAACGCCGGCGACGCGATGACCCGCACGGGCGGCGCCTCGCGCGCTCTCGGTCTGCAATTCTCTCAGATGGGCCAGCAGGTCGCCGCCGGCGCGAGCCCGCTTCAGGCGATCGCGATACAGTTGCCAGACCTTGCGGTGGCGATGGGCTCGACGGGCGCCCAAGCCGGTTCTCTCGCCGCCTTCTTCGGTGGGCCGTGGGGGATTGCCCTGACGACCGCCGCAGCCGTCGCCGCTGCCCTCGGGCCGAAGATTCTCGGCATCGGAGACGCGGCTGACGAGGCCAAAGGTGGCGTCTTCAACCTCATCGAGGCGCTTGCCCGGCTAAACAAGGCCCAAGGGCAAATCTCGATGAACGACCTAGCTGTCGCTGACGTCGAGGTGCGGCGATTGCAGGGCCAGATCAACACCTTGCAAGCGAAGATCGCAACGCGCCCGAAGGGTCCCGACGGGACGCCGATGTTCAGCTATAAGGACTTGGCGACCCTCAAGGATCTCCAGCAGCAACTCGGCGATGCGCAGACGACCCTCGCGGGCTCGCAAATGCGTCTTGCCGCCCAGCAGCGGAATGACGCGCTCGACGCCGCAGCGGAAGCGCGCAACCGCAACCGTGGCGCCCCGACACGCACCCGCACCGGCAAGACCGACGAGGAGCGCGCTGCTGAGGCGGCGGCCAAGGAAGCCCAGCGCCAGGACGAGCTATACGACAAGACCAAGCGCCAACTCGAGCTCGAACAGACGCTCGCGGCGTTGCGCGGTCAAGGGAACCTCGAATCCGATCGCGCCGCGGACAAGCTTGAGGCGATCGCCCGCATTCAAGAGCAGTTTCCGCAATTGGCTGCTTCGACGCTGCAGGCCGACCAAGAGCGACTTGCCGTCCTAACCAGCATCGCCACCGCGACGATCGATGAAGCCTACAACCGAAAGCAGGCGAAGGAGGAGGCCGACAAGCAAGCCAAGGCCGAAAAGGAAGCGCAGGAACAGCGGAAGAAGGCAGCCGATGACCTTGCCCGACGTCAAGAACGCCAAATCCGTTCGCTCGCCAGCCTCTACGAGGACGCTTTCCGCGGCGGCACCGACGCTATCTGGAAGGACTTCAAGGATATCGGCCTGCGGGTGATCGCTGAGACGCTTGCGCGCTTCACGCTGTCGAAGTTGGGCGGCGGCGGTGGGGGTGGCAGCATCTTCGACTTCGCCGGCGCCGCGCTCGGTTCGGTGCTTGGCTTCGCCTCAGGCGGCTCCATGACCATCGGCGGGCGCGGCGGCACCGACACCAACCTCCTTTCGCTGAACGGCCGGCCGATCGCCAACGTCAGTCGCGGCGAAACCCTGTCCGTCGGCAACCGCGCGCTGAACGGGCGCGGCGGAGCGACCGTCGTTCAGCAGACATTCCTGCTCGACAACCGCGGCGGCGTCACCACTCCGGAGCTGATCGACTACATCAACCGCACCGCGAACGCTGCGGCGTTTCAGCACAGCGCGGCGATGGGCCAGACCGTGCTCAAGGCGGTTCCGGGCCGGATCACGAAGTTCCAGCGGGACGGCACCTGATGGCAATCTACCGCGAGAGCATCATCGTCCGCATCGCCTGCGACCCGCCCGCGCTGTTGTGGTCGGGTCTGGGCCCCCTTCCCGTCCCGGCCGATGCTGTCATCCCCGCGCCGACGATCGCGCTCGGCGGTGGTGAGCTGGTCAGCGTGCCCGACTTTCAGCAACTCATCGGTGGCACGGCCGAGCGGCTCGACTTCACCGTCTCGGGCGTGAACGAGGAAACGCTTCGCTTCGCGCTGGAAGATGCTCCCTCGGTCCGCGGCGCGCGCGTCGATATCGGGACGATTCAGTTCGACGAGGCCTGGCAGATCGAAAGCGTAGAGTGGGAAAACGTCTTCGAGGCGCGGTCCCTCTCGATCAGCCGGCCGCAGGACAACGGCAGCGGTATCGTTACGCGCTCGATCACGCTGACCATCGTGCAAGGCTCGACGACGCGCAGCCGGGCGAACCTGGCTTTCTTCACCGATGCCGATCAGCGACGGCGCTCGCCCGACGACGACATTTTCAGCCATGTCGCCGGCATCAGCGCCGGCACGTCGCGGCGCTTCGGGCCGAACGACTGATGGCAGAGCTCGGCGCCTTCCTCCTCGACCTCGGTAGCGAGCGCCGGCAGCTCGGCGTGCATGACTGCTGCACGATGCCGTGCGATTGGGCCGTGCTGAACGGGTGGCCGGATCCGATGGCCACCTGGCGCGGCGCGTACTCCACGGCCGAGGAGGCCGAGGCGTTCATCGCTGACGCCGGCGGGCTGCTCGCGCTGTTCGAGCGGGGGTTCGACGGCGCCGGCATTCCGCGGCGCGAAGGCCCCGCCAGTATCGGCGATGTCGGCGTGCTCCGGATCGGCGATCTCGAAGCCGGCTCGATCTGCACCGGCAAGCGGTGGGCCTTCATAGGCGAGCGCGGGATCGGCATGGCTTCGGTCGATCCCGACGCCGTAGCCGCAACCTGGGCAACAGGAGGATAGCGTGGGCAAGACCTTGGGCGCCATCCTCACGATCGGCGCCGCCATCGCGATCAACGTGATTCCCGGCGTGGGACAGGCGATCAGCGGCGCTGTCTTCGGTGCCCTCTCGACCGTAACCGGCACGATCGGTACGCTGGCAAGCGTCGCCTTCACGATCGGCCAAATCGCACCGCTAGCCCTCACCCTCGCCGGTGTTGCGAGCTTGGGCGGGATTCTCCAAGGCGGGCCGCCGAAGCCCGACACTGCGTCCACCGCGATCAAGACCTCACGCCCGCCGCGGGTCAGCGCCTATGGGTTATCGAGGCTCTACCCGGCGGCCATCCTCTACGAGACGGCCGAGGACGGGACTGCCGTCGATGTGGGTGCGGTCCATGACGGGCAACTTACCGAGATCGTCCAGCGCTACCTCGCCGACGACAAGATCACTCTCAGCGGCAACGTCGTGAACGAAGGCAGCGATGGGCGTTACAAGGGCGGCAAGCTCTCATTCTACACCACCGACGGATCTAGCCCCGGCGCTCCGCTGAGCGCAGTGGTCGCCAAGCTCCCCGGGATATGGACATCAAATCACCGCGGCGACGGCGTTGTGCTGGTCGCTCTGCTGAGCAGCCCGGTCAAGTCCAAGGACTTCCTCGACGTCTATCCCAATGGCGTGCCGGTGGCGTCCATCGCGGCCAAGTGGCAGAAGTGCCCCGACTTCCACGCCGCTGATCCGACCGACGAGGCAGGGTGGACCTGGACGGAGAACCCGATCCGCCAGCTCGGGCACTACAAGCTGAAGCGCGAAGGCATAGACTACGCGACCAAAATCGCGCCCACGCTTGCCTATTGGCAAGCCGCTCAGGATGTCTGCGACGAGCCCGTCCCCTTGAAGGCCGGCGGCACCGAGGCGCGCTATCGTTCCTGCCTCAGCCACAAGCACACCGACACGCACGGCAGCGTCTCCGCAGGGCTACTTACGGCCTGTGACGGTTGGATCGCTCCACGCAGTGACGGCGCCCTGGTCGTCTACGCCGGGAAATATATCGCGCCGACCGTCAGCATCGGGCCCGAGCACATCATCGCCTATGAATGGTCGGGCGTCGGAGTCGACGACGACGATGCGGTCAACGAGATCGTCTGTTCCTACGTTTCGGCCGATCACGACTATAACACCGTGGAATGCGACGCCTGGCGCGACGAGGATGATATCGCCGCGCGCGGGCAGGTCTTGTCGCAGGACTTCGAGCCGCAGGTGCCATCCTGGGGTCAGGTCCGCCGCCTCGCGAAGATTAAAATGGCGCGGGCGAATGCTATCTACCGTGGGTCGGTCACAACGAACGTCTCAGGTCGCATTGTTCGCGGCCAACGCTTCATCAACCTGCTGCTGCAGGATGCCGGCGCGACATTCTACGACGGTCCCGCCGAGATCACCGCCGTCACGCGCAACATCGCCACCGGCGGCGTTACGTTCACATGGGTTGCGGTGAGCCCGAATGCCTATGCGTGGAACCCTGCGACCGAGGAAGGTGAACCGGCTCCGGTCGGTGATCGCGTGGCGCTCGAACCGCTCGAGGCGCCAATTCTCAATTCAGTCTCCGTCGACCACACTTCCAACATTGGCGGCGACACGGGCGCGCGGCTCGAAGCTGACGGCACCGGTCCCGATCGCGACGACCTGACTTGGTATCTGCGTTGGCGACTCGATGGTGATCCCTCTTGGGTCGAGCAGGAATATCAAGACCAGGCGCCTGGCGCCGCAGTGACCCTGTTCACGACGCCGGTCCCACTGGACAACGATATCGACGTGGAGATTTCATATCGGGCCGGAGACGGCCGCATCTCGGATTGGTCGAACACCGTGACCGTCTCGACTTAGGCGGCGTCCGTAGAGCGCGTGGGCCATGCTCGGCAGTCCTACGCCATGCCGCTCTACATCTTCCCGCTCCACAAGTTCGGCCCGGAGACGATCAAGGTCGACGTCGTGCCGCGCGTGATCAGCGGCGGCGCGGCACTGAACGGCGAGGAGGACGTGATCCAGACCGACGGTGGAGGCCGTTGGGAAGGATCGATCGGCGGCCTCAGCCTCAACAAGCCCTGGCAGGAGCGGCTGTGGGGCGCCTGGACGTCGTATTGGGCCGGCGGCGCCCGGGCGTTCCTCATGCCGGTCTATTCGCTTCGCACGGCGCCGCGTCCGGTGGCTGGCAATGGCGCCATGCGTCCCTCGAACCTCATCGCCGACGACGACGTGTTCCCCACGACCGTCGGCTTTGCCTCTCCATACATTAAGGCCCAAACGGTCGGCGGGGCGGCACTTCGCGCGACGACGATGACGGCACTCGTCACTCAGGGCGCTCGGATCGAGCCCGGTATGCGTTTCAGCTATGGCGCTCGATCCTACAAGATTGAGCGCGTCACCGCGAAAAGTGGCTATCAGGCGACGTTCACGTTCAGTCCACCCGCGCGCGAGGCGATCGCCAACGGCGCAGCGCTCAACTTCGACTGGCCGCTGGTGCAGTGCCGGATTGCGACGGGGCAGGATCTGGCGCCTGCAATGAGCTTCGGGCGCTTCGGGTCTGCTGGCTTCAATTTCGTCGAGGACTTCAGCGATGCCAGCTAGCCTTGATCTCGAGGTGCCGCGCAACGGTGACTACTATCAGGAATGGCAACTCTGCGATGCAGCCGGCGCGGCGATCGACCTCACATCCAGCGTGATCACGATGGCTTGCCGCCGCATCGCGGGAGCAGGTGGTATTGTTGCCGCAGCCGAGATCGCCATAGTGGATCCGACCAATGGGCAATTCACCGTCCGCTGGAAGGGCGAGGATTTCTTCGAAATAGAAGGTGTGACCGAAATCGTTCGGCTTGCCTATGACATGCGCCGGGTGGCGGGGGGTATCACGGAGATACCGGTGCGCGGGCATATCGTGCTTATGCCGGAAGTCACGGTCCCGACACTTGCCATTTCGAACGGCTCGCCAGCGACCGCGGAAATCCTGGCAAGCGAGAACATTCCGCACGGCTCGTTCGTGAACGTCTTCAACAACGGCGGCGCGACCGCGATACGGCTAGCCGACGCCTCCGATCCCGACAAATTCGCCAGCGGTTTCGCACCGTACACGATCAATTCCGGCAGCAGTGGCTACGTCGCGTTCGGCGGGATCAACACATCCGTTTCGGTCGCTCAGGGCGTCGCCCAGGTCTGGCTGTCGGACACGGTGCCCGGCGGGTTCGCTACCGTTCCGCCCTCGACGCCGGGGCACATTGTGCAGGCCCTCGGCTCTGCGATCCCCGGCGCGGGCATCGCCTTCTATCCTCAAGGATGGGTGCTCCTGTGAACAAAATCGCTCGCCTCCTTATCGCTCTCGCGGCCTCGCTTGCGCTTTCGCCAGCCATGGCAAGCAACCAAAAGCCGCTCGTTATCAAGAACGGCCGGACGCAACAGATCCAGGCTGGTGACACGCTGCAGGTCAATGCATCGTCCGGGTCGGCGGCAGCGATCAATATCCCGCATGGAACTACGCCAACGAGCCCCGCCAACGGCGACTGCTGGACAACGACGGCAGGCTTCTTTTGTCGCGTCAACGGAGCGACGGTCGGGCCCTATTCCTCGACCACAGGCACGGTCAGCAGCGTTGCAGTCTCGGGTGGCACGACCGGCCTGACAACCAGCGGCGGGCCTATCACCGGCAGCGGCACGATCACGCTCGGTGGCACCCTCTCGGCAACGAACGGCGGCACTGGCCTGACGTCGCTGGGGACGGGCGTCGCAACTTGGCTCGGGGCGCCATCAAGCGCGAACATCGCAGCCGCGACAACGGACGAGACTGGCAGCGGGGCTCTGGTGTTCGCTACGTCACCGACGCTTGTGACCCCGAACCTGGGGACGCCATCGGCCATCACGCTCACCAATGGCACCGGCCTGCCCCTTACCGGCACGACGGGCAATCTTCCGGTCAGCAGGCTGAACAGCGGCACGGGCGCGAGCAGCTCGACGTTCTGGCGCGGTGACGGCACGTGGTCGCCCACGACCTATACGCTGATTTCCTCGGTTACTACCTCGGGGAGCCAAGCGACGGTCACATTCTCGTCGATCCCTGGGACTTACAAGGCGCTCAAGCTGCGCTGGGTCGCGCGCAGCAACCTCGCGGCCACTGACGCGGACCAGCTTATCGTCCAGTTCAACGGGGATACCGGGGCCAATTATTATTGGTCGCGCGTCGGCAACGCGGGCACCAGCACCACGGCATTCGCGAGCGGTGCGAACTCAGACACCGGCGTAACTGTTGCCTATGTCTCAGCGGCGACATCGCCGGCCAATTCCATGGGCGTTGGTGAGGCGGAAATCCCTTATTACGCCAGCGCCTCCTTCACCAAGGGAGGCTGGTCCGACAACTCGGCGCAAGGCGCTGCGGCGGTCTACCAGGCCAAGCATGGTTTCAGCTGGACCGGGACGGCGGCGATCACCTCACTCACAGTGCGTCTTTCCGCCTCGAACACCTTCGTCAACGGCTCGATCATCGAACTGATCGGCGTGTCCTACTGATGGTTGGGGCCAACTTAGCCAAAGCCCTACGTCCGTAGAGCAGCGACCGCCCGCTCGGCAACTCTAGCGCCATGCTGATCAATGGCGGCTTGAGGTTTTGATGGCTATTTCCCCGACAGTCCGAGTGAATGTCAGCGGTGCTCGCGGTGCAAGCTACGCCGACATCCTTCGGCAAACGGGGGCCTATGGCACGCTCCCGACAGATAGCGACGCGCAGGCTGTGGCCAGGCCCATCGATGCCACTCTGGCGCTTGCCGGGGGCGCGGCCAACTACCGAGCGACCCTTGCCGAGGGCGTTGCCGATTTCGCGGTCGGTGAATATTTCAGCAGCGCCGAGACGGGCGAGTTGCGCATTTACAAGCGCATCGCAACGGCGCCGTTCTACGAGGATCAGGGCGACGAGGTCGCGCCGTTCACAAACGCTCAATACGATGGACAGTTCGCGCCCGATCGCTCCACGCTGAAGAACACGAGCAACATCAAATATTCGGCGATCTATCTCCAGGAAATAGGACGAGCCGGCACATTCTATTGGCATTTTGGTGACTACACTGCCGCCGTGGCCGGCGATCCGCAAGAAGGGCTATATATTCCGTCTGACCTGGTCGATCCCTCGATCGGTTGCTGGGTTCGTGATTGGGACGGCATCCACGGCCAACCAGAATGGTTTCACGACGGCGGTGATTGGCACGCGGCGATTTCGGCGTGCATCGCGCTTTGCCCGATCACTCTTCTGGGAGCGCAGGATTATCCGATCAGCGACACGTTGGTCATCCAGACCGAGAACCGGATCCTGCGCGGCACGGCGCGTTTCAATCGAACGTCGAACACCGGTTCGCGCATTACGATGGCCGATGCCAGCAAGGATATCGTGCAGGTCGGTTACGACGCCCAACCCGCAGGCGTGCCGGAGCAGGATGCGCCGGGGGCCGGCTTCCTCAAGAATGTGAAGATCGAGAACCTTGCCATCTGGCGAACCGCGGCCGCCGCGCCTTGGTCGAACATCCTGGACCCGACGACAGTCGGCGCGGGCCTTCGCATCAAGTACGTGCTCAAGTGCCATTTCCGCGATCTGCTGGTGCAGAACAGCGCCCTCAACGTCTATTCCGGCGGTGCGATCTACACCAAGTTCGACGACGTCGAAGCGCGCATGGACAGCCCTACTTCGGCGGGCAATTACGATACCTGCCGTGGCTGGTATCTCGATGGCACGATCGTCTACGGCTATTCGGGTGGCAATGCCTCGATCTATCTGAACCGCTGCGTCGGCGTCGCGGGCCGCAGGACCGGCTCTACGGCGGCCAACGACATCCCCGCCGGCCTGGTCGCCTATGGCGCGTTCGTCGATACGTTCATTACCGAATTCGAAGTGGCCGGCACGTCCAAGGGCATGATCTTTGATGGAGGAGCTGGGGTATTCGATGTTTGGCCGCGGACGGTCGATCTCCATATCAATCACCCGATCCTTGATCAGGTGGATTCGATCGGTCTCGAATGCACCCATACCGGCCCCAATGGATCCATCACGGTAGTCGACCCCTACGTCGCCTCGAACGGCACGGCCAAGTTCGGGATATCCGCTTCAATCGGGGCCGGCATCTCGATCCTTGGCGGCCAGATCCTCGGGGTTTTCAATAGTGGTGACGGCACCGGGACCGATGCTTCGCTACGCTTCGGCATCTGGGACAACGCCACCGTCGTCGGCCTGAGGATTCATGAGAGCGCTGCGCCCGTCACCATGGAAGGCTGCAACGCGGTCGAAGTGAACTTCACGGCCATCAACGAGACGCAGACCGCCGTGCAAGCGATCAACCTCAAAAGTTGCAACCGCTGCCGCATCATTCCGAAGATCACCGGCGGCGCCGGCAAGGTCACTTTCGGGATCAATCTCGAAAGCGGCAACTCCAAGCTGTTCATGGATGTGACGGGGATAGCCGATGGCCCGGTAACGTCGGATCGCATCCGGGTCGGCGGTGCGGGTGGATCGGGAATTGTCAATCAAGGCGTCTCGGGGACGCACTTCATCGTCAACCCAGGCCAGACGTTCGCAACGTCATGAGCTGGCCTGGGACCTTATTCTCAGTGGGGCGGGGTTACAGGTGCTTCTAGAAGTGAGCGACAACAACGACACCCGCTTTCAATTCGAGATTATCAAGCAGCTTGCCGAGAGCGTGCGAGTGCAAGGCGAGGTGATGCGCGACATCCAAAGCACGCAGATCAGCATGCTCGAGCGCCTTGCCCGGATCGAGGAGCACAAGATGCACGAAGCGTTCGGGTCGCTCGCCGCGCGCGTCGACACTCTGGAACGGATCCACGACGAAGAGCGCGGCGCCGAAGGGGTGCGCAAGGCCATCATGCAATACTGGCCTGCGATCGCCCTCCTGCTCCTGATCATATGGACCGTCGGCAGCGCGCTCGGCTTCTTCCACTTGCCGCAACCGAGGGGATGATATGAACGTCTCTCAACTGCAGACGCGCCTCGCCGCGACCGGCAATTACAAGGGCGCGATCGACGGCCTGTTCGGGCCGCTGACCCGGCAAGCGATCCTCGACGGCATGGAGGACGGACCCGACCTTCAGCTGAACAACGCGGATTTCGTCGCGGCCGCATCGAGGCTCGATGTCGAGAAAGCCGCGATTATGGCGATCAGCGACGTGGAGGCGTCGGGGGCTGCGTTCACCAACGGCAAGCCCACGATCCTATTCGAGCCGCACAGGTTCAGCAAGGCGACCGGGCACCGCTACGACGGCACGCACCCGACCATTTCCTCGCGCACATGGAACAAGACGCTGTACCCGCTGACCCAAGCGGGGCGTTGGAAGCAGGTTCTCGACGCCTGCGCGCTGGACGTGGACGCTGCCTTCGCCTCGGCTAGCTATGGACGGTTCCAGATCCTGGCCGAGAACTATGCCGTGTGCGGCGCACGCGATCCGTTCGCCTTCGCCTGGCAGGAGAGCCGGACCGAGGGCGACCAGCTCGAGCACTTCATCCGCTTCGTCGAAGGGCGGGGGCTCGTCGATGCGCTGCGCCGCCGCGATTGGGCTGTGTTCGCGAGGGGCTACAACGGGACGGCTTTCGCTGCCAATTCCTACGATAAGCGCCTGAAGGCGGCCTATGAGCGGAGGCTGAGCGCATGAGCCTTTCGTCGCGCGAGCAGCTCGTCGCCTTCCTGGCGCTCATCGCGGCCATTCTCGTTCTCGGCCTCGCGCCTGTCGTGACCGCGGGCATCATGGGCAAGCCACTGCCCGATGCTTTGATCGCCGTCAGTGACAAGACCGTGACCGGCTTGGTCGGCGTGCTCGGCAGCCTTGCGACGCTAGTTTTCCGCACGAACCGCGTCGACGAAGCCAAGGCCGAAAACACCGGCAAGGCCTTCGAGGCGATCACCGCCGCGGCTCAAGTAGCACCAGCGCCGCAACCCGTCATCGTCGCCAATGATGAACCTATTCCGGTAGAGCCGAAGGCATGACGGACGCTCCGCCCCAGTTGCGCCCAGGCCAGACGCTTGAGCAGCATCAGGCCGAAGTCGCCGCCTGGGCCGGATATGGCAGTGTCGACGAGCTCAACCGCGACCACGATCCGATGCACGCTGCGCTTGCGACGCTCTTCGGCGTGACGAGCTATGCGCTGCGGCATGCCGCCGGCGAGAAGCTGACCAACGAGGAAATGGTCCTGGCCGTGCTCGAGGAGACGGCTGTCCTCTATTGCCAGCGGTGGATTGCCCACGCCGGCGGGAAGGTGGTGCGATGATCCCGCTTCTCCCCGCTCTCAAATCTGCCGCCTCATGGCTTCTCAGCGCCCTCGCCAAGCATCCATGGCAGACGGCCTGCCTTTTGCTCCTGTGCGCCTCTGTGTGGCTCTGGCGGGGCTGGGATGCGGAAAAGGCCGGACGGAAGGATGACGCTGCGAAGGTCGCGGCGGCGCAGCAGAAAGCCACGACCGATCAGATCATCGTCAACCACGTCCCGGCCGCCAAGTCGCAGGCCATCGCGGAGAAGTCGAATGCCGAAGCACAGAGCTACTATGAGGAAGGCCGCCGCGCTGGGCTTGCCTATGCTGATGCTCACCGCGTGCGGGCACAAACTGCCTGTCCGATCAGCGACGCCGATTTGCCCGGAGCCGATCGTCCTGCCGCGGTCGATGACGGATCAGGTGTCGCTTCCGGCATGGTTGCCCTTTCCCAAGCCGACTTCGATCTCCTTACGGGCAACAGCCTCAGGCTCGCCAAGGTGCATCAGGACGCCGAATCCCTGATCACTGCTGGCGTGGCAGTGGCGAGTGTCCAGCCCTAGAACACCGGCGTGATCTTCCGCAGCTCGCCTGCGGTCCCATCCGTGATGATCCAGAGCGCGCCGCCTGGCCCTTCGACGATATCGCGGGTGCGAGCGCCAACATTGATGCGCTGAACCTCGGTTGCCGTTGCGCCATCTATATGAACGCGGACAAGCGCCTTGGATGCGAGACCGGTCAGCAGCAGGTCGCCCTTCCAGTTGGGGAACTGATCCCCCTTGTAGAGCAGCATCCCCGCTGGCGCGATAACGGGCGTCCACGTTAGAGGCGAAGGTTCGAAGCCGTCGCCCGGGGCAGGCTTGGGGAGCGGCCCGCCGGTGCCGTAGTTGTCGCCATATGAGACCGCGGGCCAACCGTAGTTCTTGGCTGGCAGGATCACGTTGAGCTCGTCCCCGCCATTTGGCCCCATTTCGCTCTCGATCAGCCGGCCGTCAGGGATGAAGATAAGGCCATACTGGTTGCGATGACCGAGCGTCCAAATCTCCCCACGCGCGCCCGCCGTTCCGACATAGGGATTGTCGGACGGGATAGAGCCGTCGAGGTTGAGGCGCACGGTCTTGCCGAGATTGTTGTCCAGGCTGAACAGGAAAGTGGAATCGAGCTCCTGCCGATCGCCCGATGTGATGAACACCTTCTGCCCGTCCGGTGAGAAGGCAATGCGCCCGCCGGGCTCGCCCGATCCTGGGAATGTGCAGATGGTCGGGACTTGGCGGAAGATCTCCGACACACCACTGAGGCTCGCCGCACCGGACGCCTCCGCCAGCGTCGCTCGAGCGACCATCATGCGTTCGGGGAAGGTGGTAAGATCATCCTTCGCGCGCCCTACTCGCGGTTCCGACGTATCGCGCACCATATAGCTGAAATAAATCATGTGCGATGTCGTGAAGTCCGGCGCGAGTTCCACGTCGAGGACGCCGATGTTCGTCGGTAGGCCGCTGATCGGCGTAATCGCGCCGTCCTGCGTCACGATGTTCAGGCCGCCAGTCGCGCTGCGCTGGGTGATCAAGAATCGACCATCGGGCAGCATCTTAATCGACCAGGGCGTGTCGAAGGACGCGATCGCGGCAGATTGCGTTATTCCGGTGACGGCGACCGGTGTCGGCGCAGGCGTTGGCGTGGGGACAGGCGTCGGCTCTGGTGTTGGGGTGGGTGACGGCGCGGGCGTCTCACTGGTAGGGCCATTCGATCCGTCACTCCCGCCGCAACTCGCAAGCGTCAGGCTCGCGGCTATCGCGATCGCCAACTTAGAGACCCGCATGAATTCCCCCTATTCCCTGTACCGTTCATGCGCGGCTCGGGCACGGTATTCAAGATGTTCAATGCAGATATCGCAGATTAGGCCGCTAAACCGCGCATGCCCTAACCCCACCCACGCTCCCACGCGTGCCGCCTCGCAGCCTCGTCCATCCGCGAGCGCCTGACGGCGGCTTGGAATATCCTGTCAGCCCCCTCGACAGGTTTACGCTTGTCGCGGTTGCCGTGGAAGAAGCGGAGAACCTCGCGCTCCCATTCCTTGTCGGTGTTGTCCATGCGGGGAGTAGAACGCATGGGGGAACGAGTCGGTCAAGGGGTGGCTGGCCCCAACTCCTCCAAAGCCTTCCTAAGCTCTCCCAGCGCCTGTGCCAGCCTCTCTGGACAAGGCCTGTCCAAATGCGCCAGCGCTACCTTCTGGAACGCGCCGGCCTGTCTCGCGGCTTCGTGTAGGGGCCAGTAGGGGTCAGGCATCCCCAGCTTCCAGTTTCCTGATCACTGGGTTGATGCGCGGATTGTCCACTTGTTCAATGATCGCCTGCACAAACTCGCCTTCCGTAAGTTCACTATCCGGGTGAAGAATATCGCGAACAAGCTCGACGATGGTCAGGATGGCTTCGGCGAGCACGGATTGATCGTCGGGACTCATGGCCGGTCCTTCATGGCTGCCGTGGGGTCGAACAAGCTGATCTCGGTGTAGAGGCCATTGCATCGCCTCCAAACCCATTGCAGCCAGATGATCTGCTTAACGTCACCGTCGCTGAGATAGATCGGCAAAAGGGCAAACCGCTTCCGCCACCCGCTGTCACGCCAGCGCAGAATCATCACCCCTCCTCCCCAGCATGAGCGGCGGGGGTGCGGTGCTTGGCGAGGATGGCTTGTGCAAGTGCAACGCCTGCATAGCCAGCACCTAGATCACGCCGCATGGCCCGCTCCAGCGCTTCCAGCGCCCCAAGTAGCTCGTTGATACAGTCGTCTTTGGTTCGCAATTTAGCCAAATCCTCCACCGTATAGCGGCTGTCATCCGGCGGGATATGGCCCATCGTTCCTTCAGCCAACGTCCGTCTCCTTGGGTAGGTGGTCGCCTCGCTCCACGCGATCAGCGATAAGAACGAGGGTGGGGCTAAGTGTAGGGGAGACATAGATCGCTTGTTGGTGCAAATACTTCACCACAGCCGCCCGCTCCTCCTCGGCCCGCGTGTGCTGGTATGCAAGGCGATGGCGGGCGAAGGCTTGGCACATATCAGCATACCGCCGATCCTCCGCGCCAGTGTTCCGATAGTCGGTGGCATCCTCGACAGTTTTGTAGCCGAGCGCTTCTGCTGCGGCCAATCGATCCGCCTCGGTGATCTCAATCTCGCTCATCGGGATTGTTCCTCCTTATGGGAGAGGGCTGCGCGAGAGGCATCACGCAGTTGGTTCCATGCGTCTAGTGACGGCGAACTGCACACTGTGAGAGGCTGCCCTTTCGGACCGGAGCAGTGCTTCTCGATGAAAGCATTCACCACAGCCTCCAGCGCGGCTATCTGCTCCTGCTGGGCGGTGAGGGCGGTGGTTTCGGAACGTGTGTTCCAAGCCGCGCGAGCTTCAGCCATGGTGGACTGCATCGGCCCCTCGCATTGACAAGCATCGCAGCCGAACCAATGCACGCCGGTGTTATGATAGCGCGGCTTCTTATGCCCGCAGAACGGACAGCCCTTCAGCTCAATCTCGCTCACTGTTCCATCTCCTTTGGCTCGGCCAGCGAACGTGTCTCTTCGTCGAAACGAACGCCCTGTCTCATGAGGTCGAGGACGCCCTCCAGGCACCATTCCGCTGCTCTGAAAAAACGAGCGGCAATCGTCGCGTCGGCCTCGATCACGTGCGAAGGCATGTCCTCAAGCGCGACACGGATTGAGCCATCCGACATGCGGTACAGCGACAGCGAGCAAAGATAGCTTCCTTGCCCGGATTGGAGCGGCACAACACTCACTGTTCCATCTCCTTGGATTGGGCTCTGGCGCGGAGGGCGGCTAATTCGGCGTCTGTGATCAGTTCATAAGCGTGAGCGTCTTCGGCTGCGCAGGACGCGCAGTAGGCGTCGCAATCATCATATTCTGGATGCGGCGAGGACCAAAACACTGGCGCGCCGCGCGGAATATCGTGATCCGCCTCGGTGTCGTGCTCGCTACGATCCCAGCAGCCAGCGCACATGACTTCGCCATCGCTGGGGCGCTCCCCCAAGCTTCGCCAGCCACTAAGAACGTTTGCCAGTTGTTCGAGATCAGTCATGGGGCTTCCTTGGTGGGGCCAGCAAGCGCTTCGAGCGCCTCCTTGGCGCGCTGGACGGCATATTCGCGCGGCACCTCACGGCCGAAGTCGATCGCGGTCCATTCGGCGCCGATCTGGACCTTGACATGCCGCACGGTCTCGATGGGCTTCGGGACAATCAAGGCCATCTCACGCTCCTTCGCCATGTGTGGTGTTGCAGCCCTGGGCGGCGCAGGGCACGCGGGGGTGGGTCATGCCGGGCGTTCCGGCTCAAAACCTGATCCATCACACCCGTAGCAAGGTCGGTCGCCGATCCACATGTCGCCACCGCAGGTCTTGCACCACGTCTCCGGCCGCGATCCCAACAGACAGGGGTCGCAGTCGTTGCAGGCGAAGTTGTGACCGGCCGGCCAGCTTGTGACGGCGCATTTGTTGCGCGACGCCGCGGGATGGGCCGTCATCAATATGGGCTCCCATCTTGACAGTATCCGCTGATGCCAAGCTCCTCTTCGTCGCTCAGCTCTTCGAACTGCGCGCAGGCCGGGTCATCCCCGCGCTGGCTATGGAAATGCCGGTTGCAGAAGCTCGGCACACGCGAGCGGTGCAGCATGTAGCCTTTGTGCCAGTGCCGGCATTCGTCGCACTGGTTATGCGGCTTGCGGTCCATCGGGGTTCTCCCAAAAAGGTTCGTGGGCAGGGACGTATCGAACGCCCCCGTCGAAGGGCTTGAAGCCCCACTTGCGGATGAAACGACCATCGTTGCTGAAGCGGACGTAGATCGTCGGGCGCTCATGCGGGGCTTGGGGGAATCGTCCATGGCCTTGTTCCTCCCCTTCCCCAAAAGCCCGCGCATGCTCCGGGCTGAGAGCGCAGCTCATATTTTGATTCCCGGATAAGTAGCGCGCAGGTATGCTTCGATTTCAGTGTTGCGCTCGATGGTGCTGTTCTCTGGCTTGCCGACCGAACCCGCCCATTCAAGGAAGTTCAGATACCGGCAAACATCGCATTCCTCACAGTCGACATCGGGGCCGCAGTCAGTGATGGCATGAAGCCCGCTCACGACGGCTGCCTCCCCGCATTGATGCACTCGTGGAAGTAGAGAACCGCCGCATCAGCACAGCGGCGGAAGTTGTCGGCGAGGCCTGGGTTGAGGCGATCCGCATCGTTCAGGGCGAACGTCGCCGACATACCTGTCGGCGGCTTAGCTCCGATCGCTGCTACCAACATTCTCAAGGCGAGTTCGTCGCGCGGTATCTCGATCCCGAGAAGCGTGCGCTTGGCTTTTTGAACCGCGCTCACCGCACCGCCCTCGGCACCGGATGGGGGGAGGAAAGGTCGCCGTTTCGGTTTACACTTGACCGGCAAGTGACGGAAGGCTGCGGCTGTCCAAGGCGGCGGTTTACAGAACTATCGTTGAAAAACAACGATGCTCCGCGATTTGTAATCAGGGGGTCGCGGGTTCGAAGCCTGCAGTCGGCACCATTTTTCAATGACTTAGCGAAGTCAGTGATAGCCGGTTTACACTTGAAGTGTTGAAAATTCATGCGTTGAGCCTTTCCGCAATCGAGATGACCGTGCGCACCTCGTCCACATAACGGGCGCGGATCTCCGAAACTCGGCTCGCCTTCCAACCAAGAATCTTAGCGATCTCGTCGTCAGTGAGCCCCTTCATGGCCAGCCATGTCGCGCAGGTGCCGCGCAGGTCGTGGAAGTGCCGGTCGAAACCCTTGGGCTTGGCATTGCGCCAGGACGATTTGAACCCACTATCGGTCCACGGATCGCCCTTGCTATTCCGTAGGATGATGCCCTCGCCGGAAGGAAGGGCGTCGAGGAAAGCCCTCAGGTCGCGATACATGGGGATGGCTGCGCGCACCTTCCTCTTGTTGGTGAGCATAACGATGGCGTTCTTGCCGACGTGCGCCCATTCCAGTTTCAGAAGATCGCCGAGGCGCAGACCGGTCAGCTTGCCCAGCTCAAGCGCGCGCATGATATGCACTGGCACATCCTTGACGGCCTCCCAATGCGCGTCCTCCCAAATCTTGTCCGCCCTGTTGGCGCGGTGCAGCGTTCCAATGCCGGCGGCGATGTTGGTGGCGATCTCTCCGTTCTGTGCTGCCCATGCGAGCACAGTGGAAAGTGTGCCAACTGCGCGATCGGCAGCTCGGGGCTGTTCGGCCCATTTGTTGCGCCAGATCAGGATATCCTTGCGCATCCGGTAGTCGGACATAAGGAACTTGGGTGCGTTACCGAAGCGCTTCGAGATGCGGGTCAGCCAGCGGCGGTAATCGTCCTGTGTGACTTTTGCCAGGCGCGTGAACTCCGGGCTTTCAAGATAGCGATCGATGATTTCCTCGAAGCTGTCGGGATAAGACGCTTTCCCGTTCAGCCGCGCCTCACGAGCCTTATCAAGAATGTCGTTCGTGATCGTTGGCCGAGTTCCATCCACAGTATGGATGCAAGGGCCGCCGCGCCATGCGTAGACGTACCAGCGTGTACCGCCTTTGAGCCGCTTGCCGATGACGTGCAGCTTAGTCACGACCCTTGTTCTCCCGCGACCAGCGCTCATAGGCGTCCCCTCCCGAATCTGCAGCGGGATGGAACACTACACCATCGGCCCGAATTTCAACCGGGCCGTCGAGACGGAAGCCCATTGATCGCAGAAGCTCCGCCATGCTGCGGACCTCCTTCTCGGGAACAAGGCGTCGCTTCGCCGTCATGCGCCTCCCCTGGGGTTGTTGGTAGGGGTCATGCTGCGGCTCCGATGAACAGATCACCTTGGCGCTGGGCGTCCTCGATGCGCTTGCAGGCAATGTCGAAATACTTGGGCTCGCGCTCGATGCCGATGAACGTGCGACCTTCCAGCATCGCAGCGACGCCAGTGCTTCCGGATCCCATAAAAGGGTCTAGGCAACTCCCACCTGCTGGAACGATGGCTGAAACAATCTCACGCATGAGCGGAAGCCACTTTTGCGTCGGGTGATCGACCTTCTCATCAGCACGGACGCCGGCGCGGTATGTGTCGGAGTAGAAGACATTCCGGCGCTTCGGATCGGCATCGTTGAACGGGGCGCCAGGGCGGTAGCCGTACAGCGCAAACTCGAACCCGCTTGGCCACCAATTGCCGGGCATCGCCGGAGGTGGGCAAGCTTTGACCCAAACAGCAGGCTTTACCGTGAAGCGCTGCTCTAGCACCAACTCGAAGAAGCTGACCTGGGAGGTGCCGCAAAAGACGAAGAACGCCTCCGCTTTGTCGCTGGCCAGCCCGATGGCCTCGATCGTCTCGTCGCGCGTTTGAGCGCTAGCCCATGCGAACTGGAGAGTCCGTGTGCCATCGAGTTTGTTCTGCACGCCGAAGTTGTTGCGGATCGCATAGGGAGGGTCGGCGACTAGAGTGTCGACCTTGCCCAGCGTCGGCAAAATATCCCGGCAATCGCCAAGGTAAAGCGTAGCCCGCCCGATATGTTCAACGCGGCCCACGCCTACCCCTCCCCGGTGACTTCGCGGATCGTGGAGGCGATGTCGGAAACGCTAGTCCAGCGCTCGATTACGTCGTCACTGATCTCGACGTTGAACGCCTCTTCCAGCTCGCACGCGATGCACATGACATCGATCGCATCCATACCGATGTCGCTGAACTTGGTGTCCATCGTCACGCGGGTAGGAGTGAGCCAGCGACGGCCAGTGAGGCCTTTGTTGATGGCTGCCAGTAGTTCCACCTCACCGCCGGGGTTGTTGGCCCCGGCGGCTCCCTGGTGGATGGTCTCGGTGGTTCGGGTGCTCACGGCATCACCAATGCGCAGACGTAGAGCAACAACAGGCCGACGCCGCCGTACAGCGCGCCGAGCCACAGCGGCGGTTCGCCTTCGGGCTGCTCCATGGGAAGCAACTTCCCGTTGTTCCACTGACGCTGCCCGCAGCTTGGGCGCACGATGTCGGGCGGCATGTAGCGGGGCTTAGTCATGCCGATTGCTCCTGCATTTTCCGCCAGAGCTTTAGCCCGGCAGCAGTATGAACGAAGCGATAGGGATGGTTCGCCTTGCCTTGGATCAGGTGGCGATCCATCAGGCCCTTGATGGTCGAACGAGGCCAATCGTGGATCGAAACGCCACCGCCGTTCGAGAGACAGACCACGCCGAGAAGCTTGATTTGCTTCTCAGTGAGGGGGCGATCAGAGGCGCTTTCAGGGTGCGCCATCCAGGTGAGGCCGTCAGCCACGATCCGCCTCCCCCGCTTG